GCACCTATGACCGCAGACGCTACTACTTCAGACGCCCCAATCTTACTACTTGGGATTGCGGATACTGCGGCCAGTCCTGTGAACTGGATACTTTCGGATATTGTTCTGGTTACGAACGTGCGCACATCAGCGTGTGCGCTTATATCCACTTCAACTGTGTGAGTCTTAGTCGGGCTTAGGTAGACGTTACCGTGTCCCGATACCGACGCTTCCAAGGGGAGCGTGGCGAACGCCGTACAAGCGATAACAGCCGCGCCAACTATAGGCGCAGCAGCACGTACAACCCTTGTGGCCGCAGGCGTTAAGTCGCCTGAGCCGCTGAAGTCTACAGCGGACTGTACAAAACCCTGTTGTGGAGCGGCATTGACCGCCGCTCCAGCGGCGGTATAAAAGCCCATGCCGTTAGCCTAAAACTCTTAGGCTAGGGTTACGGTAATAGAACCAACCCCAAACGACAGAACATCACCCTGAAGCAACGACTTGGACGATACCAACGGTGCGTAAAACAGCAGGTTACTGTTTAGCGGGTCAAGCCCGTCATAAATACCAACGTGGGTAACAGTAACAGTGGACGCGCCGTTGTTGGCAGGGAACGTAATAACCTTGGCGTTCTGGGTAACACCATCGGCAGGAGAACTCCAACCGGATGTCTTGGTGCCGCCGTCGCCAGCGTCCTGACGTACGTAATCAGTCCACGTACCTGCTGAATCGACTTCAGCACCAGCCCCATCTTCTCCGGGGTCAGACGTAAACAAGGCAATGTAAATGGAAGTAGGCTGAGAGTAAGCCGTATCACGGAAGATATGGTTTACCAACGCCTGCTCAAGGTAGTTTGAGAATTGACTCATCTTCTAGCTCCTTAATAGCTATCTGGCTTTTCAGGCCACATTGGGGTTATAAGCGGGGTTCGGAGCAACCTGAACCGTTGCTTGGATTTCTAGTCCAAGCGCGTTGGCAAACGCTGCGTAATGTGCCTGTGCTCGCTGTGCGTTGCCTGCGTATTCCGAATCTTTGGAGTACGCTCGAAACAAAATATAGTCTTGGATTGCGTTCCCATAAATCTCCGGGATCGACAACTGGTACGAGGCCGTTGTTGGGACGCTCCCTACCTCTCGCCCTGTGCCGTCGCTGGGGGGTATACGTAGAAAACAGTTGGGTCGCGAGGGTCGTACATATAATGCAGTACCTCGTCCCTAGGTGTCAGGTTGTGCCACTCTGGAGTCTGGGCATCCAGAATCTCCCGATTGACTAGCCTCACAGACCTGCTGGAGGCTGTAGACGCATTGCGCACCGCTTCGATCAGTTTCGACCCATCAGAAGGGAGGGACTGCTTAGACCCTTCAACAAGATCAAGAGTAGTGGAGGTGTTGGTAGAGTCTGGACGGTACAGGACAATCTCACGCTGCCCGTCGTTGAGATAGCGGATTAGTTCGTCGATCGGCCAACGGACAGACGTATCATCCTGAAGGATGTCTACACAACGCTGAAGAATGTCTCTAGCTGCTAATGCCATGCGTCACCTCTAAACAAACGGACGGGGTCTAACCTGCAACGACCCGACGACTCTGCCTAGTTTACCCTCATTTCTGGCTTGGTTACAGATCATGGCAAACCGCTGCTTGTAGAACTGGCTCTGCGCGGCGCTACTGTACTGTTGGCTTGGGATTAGCATGAGCCTCGACAACGCACCGTAACTGACCCCATCCACCCAGTTGTCATACAGAACGTCAGGTAGCTGCTGTGCGTCTCTGGTGGGCTTGAGCGCGATCGAAACAGCCACTGTGTACGCTTTTTCTGGGGTGGGGTACAGATTGAGTAACAACTCTTCTTCGTTGTTACTGATAAAAAAGTACTGCGGCTTGGAATCGTTTGACGTTGCCATGGGTTGCCACTCAGTGGGAATAGGCGCAAGTTCAGAGCCGTCAACTGTGACATACACCACGCGAGAGAAATCGTGCTGAGAAGGCACGTCTATGTCGTACTGAGATACACCCTCTGCCGTCTGAAACGGCGCAGGCTCATGCCTGATTATTAGGGATTGTTCGCAAAACTCCACTGCTGAATCAACAACAGCTTGGAGCGCAGTGATGTCTGGACAGGCCGGTACAAACGGCAACACTCTTGGCAGAAAATCCTCAATTGCCTTCATCGGCCTATCCAGACTTCAGGTAATAAGAATTTACACTGATTCGTCAGAAGAATCAACGTCTTCCTCTGGAGTAGTCACTTCGATCTTGGACTCATCCAGTTCAAAATCCACCTTCTTGGCGGTTTTCTTCTTGGCGCGGCGCTTTTTCTTGGGTTCGTCTCCAAGTCCGACAGCGCGCTTGGCGTTTGCTTCTGCTGCAACGGTCTTGCCAAAGTCCGTGAACTCGTACTCACCATTGACCATGGTAGCCAAGTACTTCTGCTTGCCGTTGTGGACAACAATCAACTTGTTGATGTTGGCATACCCACCCAGCTTCTCACAAAGTTCTAACGGTGTCATCTCTGATCCTCTCAGATAAAAGGAGGGGCCGTTATTGGCCCCTCCCAGTTTGGTACTTACGTAACCAGTGCAGTAACCAGTGCGGTCGGCTTGACAACCTTGCGGCCATAAACAGCCAGTCCGCGAACGATGTCACCGAAGTCGTCTTGATTACGCAGCGGCTCAGTCTTGCTGATGGTCATTGCAAACGAACACGCGTGCTTTGTACCTGCAACCAACGTACGACGTGCGGCAGTACCAGCGTCAGCCCCACCAGTAGCCGGATCAGTCAGACCAGACACCAGTGCAGTGCCAGCGGCCCCACGGGGCAGGAGGTTGCCTGAGCGATGTCCGAACGCATCAGAATCTGACGGTCGTACGGGGTCATAATCAACCAACGGCCATCTTCTGGGACGTTCTGCTCGTCAAGGGCAGCAGACATACGCAGGATGCACTCCAGCAGGTTGTTCGCAGTGGAAGTGTCAATCGGAGCCGCACCAGTACCAAGGTCATATGCAGCAGACAATGCACCAGCAGTGGCACCTTGGTTAGCAGCGTCCGGGCCTTCCGTCACGAAGTAGTTGAAGAAGCAATCATCTTCGATCGCGATCTTCATCTGCTTGGCGGCGTCTTCCGTAAACATGTTCATCAAGTCCATGTCGGCCTGTTGCGCCAGAACGTCGTTGGTCTGGACACTGAAGTACTTGGCCCTATCAACTTGCATGTCTTGGAAGATCGGAGGCGGCGCTTCACTGGTCAGGGTAGAACCTGCACCGGCATAGTCGTTGATGGTGATCGACGGAGCCATACGGATACGAATGGTGTCACCCTTGTTCTTGAGTTCTCCTTCGAAATCCGTGTTGGTGATTTCCGACAGCATGGTGTTCTGGTAGAACTTGGCCAGTAACTTGCCAGACCAGAGCGTCGGGATGAAACTACCGGAGTAGTCGGGCGTCGTATCAAACGGCGCGTTTACGGGAAATACAGCAGGCATATCGTTCTCCTCAAAAGAGTTGGGTTAAGCGGCTACGCGTCCTTGCATATAAGCCGCATCAATTTCAGCTTCAAGTTTACGAGCCTCGTCAACGCGCCCAGCCACACCCAACTCCGTCACCCTCTTAAACATCTTCTGAATGTCGGTAGTCGTATAGACCTTGCCTTTAGGTGTCGGAGATGCCTGTGACGTAGACGCGCTACGCGACGGCTGAATCTGATTCTCAAGCTCCGGTGAAGACTTCTTCTTCGGTTCCGCTCGCTGTCCCTGCGACTGCTGGAACAGGTTTACATAGTGCGCGACGCCTTCAACGTCACCTTCTGAGTAGGCTCTCTGTGCTGCGGACATCCGTGGAGCGCGAAGCATGGGGTCAACTTCATTCAGCCATGCAATCCACTCTGGATCAGCGTTCAACTTGGAAAATCCGGGGATTCTCCGTTCCAGTTGTTGCTCAAAACTGGAAGTCGCTACCTGATTACCCGTCTGCGTCAGCCTGTCTTCAAGCGTCAAGGTCAGCAAGTTCCTCTCGTGCAACTTTGCGCTGAACTTCGATGAGGTCTTCACCAAATTCTTGGCGATCTTCATCAGTTACAAGGTTCTTCAGACGCTCATGCTCTGCTTGGGCCTTCGCCTTTTCAGCTTCCGCTTTAGCCGTATTGACCTGAGACTTAAACTCGTTCAGTTCTTTCGTCAGGTCTTTAAGCTGCGCGTTCAGCCTAGGAACGTCGGCGTCGTACATACCCTGAAGGGTCTTGTACTTCTGCTTCCAATAGGCAGGATCGTCGTCCGATCTTGTCGGCTTCTCCTTCGACTCGGGAGTTTCCTCCTTCGCCTCCACAGGTTCAGCGGCTTCCTCGGAAGTTTCCTCCTTCGGCTGGGGGTCAGCGGATTGCTCAGCTTCGGTCGTTACAACCTCGGCGACAGGCTTATCGTCAACCCCCGAGCCTTGTCCTTCTCCTTTCCTTGGTCAGACAAAACCCACCGATCAATGAAACCTGTCCAAGTCCTTGATCACTTCTTCTCCATGTTCGTAGAC